GCTTTAGATGAAACTGCAAACCTAGATGGAAGACCCAAAGACCCAAATGCCGAAGCGCCAACAAAAATATGTCCAGAATGTGATAGCGAAGTTGCTTTAAATACTCGCGTATGTCCAATCTGTGAATATGAGTTTGAAGAAAAAGTTAAAGATGTTTTAGACAACTTTGAGATGACCGAATACGATCTGATGCAGATGTCTCCGTTTATGTGGATTGATCCCTACGGCTTAGGCACTGCAATGATGGCTACAGGATTTCAAGGTTTCTCTATGGTAGGCAAGGTTGGAAATTACTGGATCGCCATTGTAAAGGCTCAGAATGGACGTGCTAGAGTGGTTTCAATCGGTGAGAAGGTACAAGCGATGGCTGCGGCTGATGATTTCCTGCGTGAGATCGAAGACAGCACGGCTGCAAACAAGTCTAAACGCTGGCTAAACCAAGCCGCAACTCCAAAGCAAAAGGAATTTCTGCGTAATAATGGCGTGGAAGTAAGCGAGATGGACTTCTCTTGGACTAAGTATAAAGCGGCTTGTTGCTTAGGGTACTATTTTAATCGTGATCAAATTGATAGACTGATTGCAGACAACTGGAAAAAGTTGACGGGGAAAGATTATGCAAAGATGTGAAATACTAGACACGGCAAAAAAATACGTCACAAAAGATCGTGCCGCTGATCATGGAAACATGGAAGACAACTTCTCCACGATAGGCAAATACTGGTCTATTCATCTTGGTATAAACGTAAGCGCCGTTGACGTATCTGTAATGATGAATTTGCTCAAGGTAGCTCGTATCAAGTCCAACCCAAAGCATATGGACAACTATATTGATGGTTCAGGCTATCTAGCTTGTGGCGGAGAATTAGCCGCTAAGGGAACGTAATGCCAAGATTTGAAATGCACCTTATGATCGCTGAGAAGTCAAAAGATAATTTCGAAACAGTCGAGTATGACATCGTGTGCTTTGTCAAAGACCCTACGGATATGGTTGAAATAGAATCGTCAGCAAACGAAATCATTACTGACCATCTGCAAGACGCAGATAACGTAGTTCTATTTGGAACAGCGGTTATCGAAGTAAAAGGCGAAGAGCTTTTAAATATCGCGTTTCAAAACAAGGACGCGGATCAAGAAGAAGTAAACAGCATAATGAATTTATGCGTATTAGGAAGGGAGACAATACATTGAGCGAAGTTGATACAGCCCCAAAACCTATGAAGGAATTAGCCTTCATACTAGGGAAGTTTGGTTGGAATACAAAATTTTCTGACCTTACTGAAGAGCAAGTGCAAACACTTGTTTTTGGAATACAAGAATCGAAACGTCTAGCAGCGGAGATTGACATTGGAAAACTCGAAGACACTTACTTTAAGTCAACAGGCGCTTGGCCCTCTACTTCAATCCCGTTCTAGATCTGATCCTTTAGCGGATCAAATCAAGGAAGCTGTAGATAAGGGCATAGTGGCAGGCGAAGAAAAACGGGAACGCCGTAAGTATATCGGTGCGTCCAGTATTGGTGATGAGTGTCAGCGTAAAATACAGTACCGCTACCTCAACTATCCGATTGACCCCAGCAAAGCATTTACTGCACGCACGTTGCGTATCTTTCAGTTCGGTCATGAGATTGAAGACTATGCCGCTAAGTGGCTCAGGGACGCAGGATTTGACCTACGCACAGAGCACAAGGACGGCAAGCAGTTCGGTTTCTCAATAGCTAATGGCGAGATCAAAGGACACATTGATGGTGTTGTTTGTGCAGGCCCAGTGGATATGGATTATCCTAGCCTGTGGGAATGCAAGTCAGCTAACGACAGTAAGTTCAAGGGATTTGTTCGGCATGGAGTTGCTAAAGCTAATCCAGTTTACGCAACTCAAATTGCTCTGTATCAGACTTATATGGAGCTTCATGAGAACCCTGCATTATTCACTGTAGTGAACAAAAACACTTCTGAAGTTTATTACGAGCTTGTGCCGTATGATCATAATCTTGCTCAAAAGGCGAGCGATAGAGCAGTAAACATATTGACGGCATCAAAAGCTGGTGACATTCTACCGCGTATTGCTCAAAGTAAAGATTTCTTCTTATGCAAGTGGTGTGAGTTTAAAGAAACTTGTTGGAAAACATAAAAAAAATGTGAGGTGCGCTTGGACGGCATCACCCCACATTAATGAGCGAAGTAGGGTATTAAGGGGCAAAGTAATGAATGTTTTAAGTTTTGGCAAGACAACAAAGGAAATCACGGAGCGTATTTCAAGAGAAGTGCCTAGAGTGGTACAGTTGCAAATACTGTTCGATACATACCCACAAGGCATCCAAAAAGGTAAAGAATTCTTTATTGGTTCTCTGCGTGGCGAGGCTGGTAGGTCTATGCGTATCAACATTGATCAGAGTAGCCCGTGGTTCCTTACGGGAAAAGACTTTGAATCTGGCGATGGTATTGGCGGTATCTCTAAGGTCTTAAAGGAAGGACGCGGTTACTCTATGTCAGAGTGCGTTCAGATGTTCTCTCAATATATGCACCAAGACTATGTTGCGCCTCCTGAAAACATTGTTAAGCCGAACAACCCACAAAGCTTTGTCGTAGCAACAGCACCTCAAGCGGTTGCAGCTTCACCAAAACCCGAACAAAAGGCATCCATTAGCTCTAGCACGCCGTTCGAGGACGAATATGTCTACACAGACGAGCACGGTGTAGTAATCGTATCCGTGCGCAAATACTATGACCGGGACGAAACCGGAGGAATTGTTCGGGATAGCTCCGGGAAACCTAAAAAACAATTCCGTCAATTCATGAATGGTCGTCAAGGCGTGCCAGAACCCAGACCACTTTACAATATCCCGAACATTTTAGACGCTAACAAAATCATATGGGTCGAAGGTGAGAAATGCGCTGATGCTCTTAACTCCCTTGGCTATGCCGCTACCTGTACTATCGGTGGTGCTGGAATGCTGTCAGAAAACACGGCTCACAAGTTTGACTTCTCGCATCTGCGTAACAAGGACGTTATCCTGTGGCCTGACAATGATGAGGCTGGCAAGAAGCTGGCTCGTATCGTTGAGGCTCAAGCAAAACTAGCTGGTGCTAAATCTACGCTGATGCTTAAAATCCCTGCTTCTAAAGAAGAAAAGTGGGACGCGGCTGATGCAATAGAAGAAGAATTCAACATTGAGAAGATGCTGAAAACCAGCGAGAGCAAGGTAAAAAAACCTATCAGCCTGATAGATAGTAGCCTGTTGATTAACGAATACTTTGTTGGCTCCGCTCCGACACAGAGCTTTCTTATTGGTGATACAATACCTCTTGGCGTTCCAGTGGTGTTCGCGGCGGCTGGTGACAGTGGTAAAGGTATGATGACGCTTGATCTTGCTATGAAGGTTGCCTCTGGTGCAGATATGCAGAGCGCATTCGGTGGGCTTGTTGCGGATCACGGTGACGTAATATTAATTACTGCGGAGGATGACAAGGACGAGATGCACAGGCGTATCTCTAGGCTTGATCCTAATAAGTATCGTGAGCACTACGAACACAAATTGCGCGTTCTCCCTTTGCCAAACCTTGGCGGTGTGTTTCCAATCATGCAGAAATTCGACAACTCCTACCTGATGGGCGAAGAGTTTTCTCGCATCTATGACCAGATGTTAGAGATGGAAGCTCTGAAGCTGATCATCATTGACCCTATGGCATCGTTCGTTCACGCGGATGTGAACTCTGATCCAGCGGCAGGGGCCGCGTTTATGAGCTTACTTGCACAGATGGCAACCGAAACTGGCGCGACTGTCATGGTCAATCATCACATGGCAAAGATTAGGGACAGTGAACCTGTCACAACTCCAGAACAGGCGCGTAATCTTATTCGTGGTACGTCTGCAATTGTTGATGGCGTGCGTTGTGCGTTTGCCGTCTGGTCTGTTGACGAAAGCACAGGGCGTCAGCGTTGCCGTGATCTGCAACTAGATTATGCACGCAATGCCGTGTTCGATGGTGCTGTTGTGAAATCAAACGGACCAGCAAATCGTGAGATAAGACATTTTATCCGTAACCCGAACACAGGATTACTGGAAGATCGCTCTATGGATATTCGTTCTTTGGCTATGTCTTCAACGGTTCGTGATCGAATAAACCACATTGTTGATTTTGTTCGCATGAGGGAAAACGATGGTCGTGCCGTAAGCCCCGGTGGCGGTGTTGATGGACTATATACAGCGATTCTCGAATCAGAACCAATTGAACCATGCGTTATCTCTCTAAAAAACTCTGGCAAAGAAAGCACCATAAGCCAGTCAATTAGAGATGCGCAAACTATGGGTCTTATCCGAAAGTACGCTCTGTCTCTCAGTGGCTCAGAGAAATGGCTTGGCACTATGGATGGGCCATTTTCTCGCGGTGAATACGAACGTCAGACAGGTAGAGATAATCTTTGACAATCGTGGGAACTTCTGGTAATAATCCCATTACAAAAAGAAACGAGATTGACTTATGTATGACAGTCTAAAGCCGATCAGAATACTACTAGAACACCGCCTTAGCTCTATGAAATCAGAAGCTAAGGCGCGAAATCGTTTTACTTTATACCAGCAAGTCGAGGAGATTGAAAAATTGCTGGTGATGTTTGAAAGGGAGATACGAAGTGAACAAGATGTTAATGGACGAACCACACATAGCGGAGATGTACCGAAATAGATGGGTGGCGCAAAACATAAAAGATATGAAGGAAAACCCTAAAACAATATCAAACTTCAATTCGGTGTCAGCTTTGCGAAGAGCGAAGAAAGAAAGAAGCGAAGCATCAACTATTGAAATGACAGAGAAAGCTAAGTTTGTTAATCGTCTTTTAAAGAAAAAAATGACGCACAACGAAATATCTGAAATACTAGGCATAACAATTAAAGGCGTGTCTGATATGAAGAGAAGATACGATATGCCAAGGGACGAAGAGGAATGACCTATGTGGGCGTTAGTCTGGATGCAACTTATTAGTGGTATGCCGATAGATTACTACCAACTAGGATCATACGAAAGCAAAACAGTCTGCGAACTATACAATCAAAAAGCACAGGTAATGGTTACCCATAGCGGTATAACTGTTGCCTGTATTTTTTTGGATACTCGTGAGGTCAGCCAGTGAATGTGGCGCATTCGGTAGCACGCTCAACCAAAAATAACAGTTAAGTGAAAGCTGACCTCAAAATTAATTTACCATAAAATGTTCGGGTTTCAAGCGGTTAATACATTGCTGGAGGATAACTTTGTGACGGCTGTGGCTGTTGGTATTGTTGCTGTTGATACGGGTTAGACATTCCGCCGTAACCACCAAATCCACCTTGACTCTGCCCCATGCCATAGCCGCCGTATTGTTGTGGCTGTGGTGACTGCTGTTGATACGGGTTCTGATATGGTTGGTATTGTGGCTGAGGCATCTGTTGCTGTGGTTGTTGTGGACGATTCATACCGCCGTAACCGCCTTGCATCCCACCACTGAAGTTATTCGGGTTAGGGCCAAAGCCACGCTGACCTCCGCCGTATCCGCCCATAATACCCTGCGGTTGCCTTTGCTGAACTTGAGGAAACCCGCCAAACATACCCATGCCCTGCGGACGCTGACTGCCAAGGCCCATTCCCATTCTAGGGTTCTGACGTTGGCGCTGTTGTAGCTGTTGTTCCATCTGCTGTATGCGGTAGTCCTTAAATCCGCCTGTGCCTTCAAACGCAGTGCGCAACTCACCCATACGATCCCGTTGCTCTTGATTGGGTTGCATGGCATCCATCAAAGACTGCATCTGAGTGCGCTGTTCTTCGTTCGGGCGCATAGTCTTTTGGTAATCCATCATAGCCGTGTAGGCTTCGTTACCTTCAAACGGGTTCTGGGGTGCAGGTCTACGAGCTTGTTGCTGACCACTGTAACCACCAAGTCCTCCACCCATATTAGGTTGGCCTCCAAACGTCCGCCTGCTCATACTTTGCTGGACATTTTGTAAGGGTTGTCTAACTGAATTAGCAAAAGGAGAAGGGGATGAAAAACCAGTTATGTTCCCAAATTCGTCTCTTCGTGGGCTACTCATGAAGCATTCTCCAAACTAAACTTGTTCGGGTTATATCACCTTTCTGCCGCCCGATCAATAGACCTGTCGCCCATGTACGCATCCACAACCATCATCATGAAAAACGGCAGATCGTTCGGATGCAAACCTAACCCGAATAAAAGTTCGACTACCAAGTTACGCATCTCAGGCATCGAAAAAGATTCGGGAACCTCTTGCAAGATTCCCGATACAATTACTTCTATTCTCTCTGGGCTTAATCTATCACTTTTCATCCTCTGTCTCCCTTGGATAATATACTAACACCATCGAATTACATTTGGGGCAGGACAGGTTAGTGACCATAGAATGTTCTTCGTCATCATCCTCACAATCGTGATCTCCTCCCCAAATAAGTTCTGTCTTACAGTGCCAACAATTCATTCCATAACCTCCAGTTTGTTGTTTCGTATCTTTGGACGGATGCTGCTCGTCATTGGTGTTGGGCGCGAATACGAATAGAATATATGCTGGTCTATCCGTGCTATTCGGTACAGTTTGTTTCGCCATATCGGGCGCACCTTAGTAGTGTGGTAGTGATCAGCGTCGCTGTACGGCAAGATCCCAGGATCCTTTAGTATCTTCTCCGCTAATGCTGTAGCGTTTTCCCACGCCCTCTTGTTCTTGGCCCTCGGTACTTTGCCCTTCCTTACGAATGAGAACTGGCGGTCCTCCATGACCACGCCACATACGGACGAGGGCCACCTCTTGGACTCCACCCTGTTTATTATAACCTTGGCAACCATAAGCTGGGCTTGGTAACTTTCTCCTCGCGCTTCATGGTACAAAGCCAACGCAAGACACATTGATGCTATCATATTGTGTACCTGTAGTTGTTATTAGATTGTAAAATGTACAAAGATTCTCGTGCCCTTGTGACGCCAACGTAGAACGCTCGGTGCTCATCGTCAGGGTACTTGCTCTGAACACACGCCTTGGTAGATGCTGTGTACACTACGCAGTTGTCGTCCTCGCCGCCCTTCATTGCGTGGAACGTAGATATCTTAATCCGTGGTGGTGACAGAAGATCCTCGCCCCTACGTTGGATGGCCTCGATGTACGTTTGCATACTGCCAGACACCTTCAATACTTTGTATGCAGCAAACTCTGGGCCGCACAGAAGTCCGTACTCTGATCTCAGTGTATCCATATCTATTTCGGCATCAATCTCCAGAGCCTCCAGTAGTTTGGCAGACCCGCGTTTAACCACAGCGTCCGTGCCCTGCTTGGGTAGGCCAGAGTACAATGTCTTGACCCGCTCTAACCCTAGCTTCTTGCCCTGGCACAGCTCATCCCAAGCCATGATGTTGCCTATCAACTTCTGAGATATACTGGGACGGCCTTTGACAGAGTACTTAAACCCTGTGTTCGAAAACCACTTCGCCATCTCTCGAACGTAGGTGTTTGTTCGCGCCATCACGGTCCATGATCCTTCGGTAAAAGGAATATCCTCCATGTGATTAACGAACTCGACCTCACCCAACTCCTCTCGAGCCAAGAACTCTTTCTCTACCCGAGTGCCGATCCGGTTAACGATGGTCTGAGACAGGCGGTGAATAGACTTTGGTATACGGTACGACTGCTTTAAAATCTCTACGTTTTCTGAAGAGTTAACGAACATGCGTACATCTACCCCAGTCCAACGGTGCACTGCCTGATCGTCGTCCCCTGCAATAATCGTTTGCTGGGAGAACTCAGATAGTTTGTGCGCCATATCCCACTGCAACGGGGTGAAGTCTTGAGCCTCGTCAATGAATAGGTAGTCCAAGTGGGGCGGCTCCCCGATCTCGATGTACTTCTCAATCATATCCACAAAGTCATACTTGCTGTTCTGTTGCTTGTACTCTTCGATCTGAGCGCCGACCTGCTCCAGCTTCGGGTAAAACAATGTACGGTCTGATGCTTCGTTGAACTCTTGCTCCAACGTAATCATTCTGTAGCGAGCACGGGTAATCATCTGTAGGTACTGGGCCCCTGAACCACCGATTGAGGGCAGAGATATGCCATCATCTACACTGGTCCGGTCCTCCCCTTCAAAGTTTAAGCCTACTATACTGCCAACAACCTCATAGTCTGCTATCTGCATAACATCTTGCGACTGCAAACCTAGCCCGTTGAACCCAAACGAATGGCTCGTCCTCATGTACGGAAAGTCCACAGGTTCCAACGAGAACTCAGCGCATGATCGAGTGACCATCTCTTCGATAGCCTTGCGGGTAAACGAAATTACCCCGATGCGTGACGAATGTGTGCCTGCTTCCAGTGCGCCTTTGATCTCTTGGATTAAACGATAAGTCTTGCCGCAACCTGGAGGCCCTAAGATTAATTTAGAGTTAGGTATCATAGTTCTTTGCCCCTTGGTCTGGAGTTTACCCAATCCTCGATCTCGGTTAGCACCCAGCGGCTAGATGACCGCTTGCTGTGCTCGTCGCCAAGGACAATGGGCTGGGGGAAGTCTGTTTTCTGAGCCACCAATTTGTAGATGTACGACTTGGATACACCCAACATGTTAGCAACCTCTCCTACACGGAGGAGCCTATTAGAAGGGTATGTCATCGTTCATCTCCTTGATGGGTAGTTCAATTGTGTCCGCTTCAAACTCTGGAATCCACCAGCAGCGGATATTTGTTCTTCTGCCGTCCGACTTACGAATGTTTTG